AATACATTGAAGGAAGAACTATCTGACATCAAGCAACTTCTAAGAGAGATCGTAAAAAATGCCAGCAGTTAACGTCGCTAAATCAGACACCTTTGAAATTCAAAGGCAAAAAATCAATACTATTGGATCGCAGATCTTTGCTATCTCCGCTGGTGGCAGTGACCTATCTACTGGTATTCTAAAGTTAGGTGATGGAAACAAAGATGCTCCGTCGCTAGCATTTACCAACGATGCATCTCTTGGTTTCTTCAAGTCGAATCTTGGAGAAATGGCATTTGTTTCCACTAGCAAAAAAGTTTTTGGATTTGACGCATCCAGTCAAGTTGCATTTCAAGATTTCATTGTCAGAAAGAAAAGTCTAGAAACTACTGGTATTTCGATCTCAAATACTGGTGCTGGGTATGATGAAGGAACCTACACAGATGTAACTTTTATTGGTGGCACAGGTTCTAATGGAGTTGCCACTATTGTTGTAACTGGTTTTGAAGGAACTGTTACCGCAGAGGGTGATGATTATAATCCAGGAGCATATACTGGAGTCATTCTCGAAGGAGGAACAGGATCAGGAGCAACTATCTCCTTCACTGCTAATGCTACACTCGGTTCTATTACAGATGGGGGATCATCTCTCGCACCAGGAATTTATGCAAATGTTCCTCTAACAAATGTTTCTAGTAGCGGATCTGGCGCAGAAGCAACTGTTACTGTTACTGGAACTACTGACCTAACGATTGGTATCACCACAGCAGGATCTGGTCTAAGTGATGAAACTTACACAGACATTCCTCTGCTCAATACTCCAGATCAGACATTTGTCGTAACATCTATTGCTAATCCTGGAACTCCTCCTCCAGATAACGTATTTTCAATTGATGGAACTCAGCAAGCAACACTTTCTGTTGTAGAAGGAAGAACATATTGGTTTGATACTAGTGATTCTAGTGTAGAAACTCATCCTCTTGCTTTTAGAGATGACAATGAAAATGAGTTGCCATCTACTTACTTTGATGTAACTCAGTATGGTGCTGCTGGTAATGCAGGATCTTTCACTCAGTTGGTAATTAAACCAGGCGCAACAGATGCAGTTACAGGACTGACATACTATTGTTCTTCCCATGCAGGTATGGGTGGAACTATTAACTTGACTTCGGTTGGAGGTTCAACTAACTTTGGAACTGGTGGATTGGCAACCGTTGTAGTTGCTACGAATGCAGTTTCTACTGTTACCGTAACTTCTGGTGGTTCTGGATACGAGCAAGGAGATTCTTTGACCCTTGCTGGTGTTACTGTTGGTGGTGACGGTGCTGTTTTATCCGGTGGTGTTGCTCTAACAGTTAGTGCTGCTACTTACAGTGGTGTGGTAACTGATGTTACTGTTACTGACGATGGAACAGGATACGAGAATGGTGATGTCCTTTCTGCCAGCACTTCAGTTATTGGTGGAACAGGATCTAGTTTCCAATACACACTATCTCAAGATTCAGGAGCAATTTCTGCTGTAGCTTTCAGTGCATATGGTTCTGGATATACATCTGGAGATGTTCTCACACTCCCAGGTTCACTTACTGCAAGCACCACGGTTGCACTAGTAGATAGTGAACCTGTAATTACAGTTTCAAACTTAGCATCTACTGGAATTCAAGTTGGTTATACAATCACAGGTGCAACAGGAATTCCAAGCGGAGCAGTTGTTCAAGGACTTGATACTGATACCAATACTATCACAATTGATGTTGAAACTACTGGAACTGGAACTAGCAACGCAACATATACTCCAGCTTGGGGAGCACAAACTGGTGCAACTGAATTCCAATACACTATTGGAAATGTCGGTCCAGTAAATTCAGTAACTATTACTGATGGTGGTGCAGGTTATGACGTTGGAGATGTTCTGACTGTTGCTGCATCCGAACTATCTGCAACTATTGATTACGCAGTTACTGTTGGTCTTGTTCAAACACTAACATTTAGCGGAACCGTCGCTGATAGCGCAATTAGTGTCGGAGATAATCTAAAGGTTCCTGATGGCGCTGTCACTTCAGTTACTCCAGCTGGCAATGCAGGAACTCCTGATGGTTCATACACAGCTGTTGCTGCTACTGGTGGATCTGGTAGTGGAGCAACATTTGATGTCACCAGAGATTCCCTTGGAGCTATTGATAGCGTAACTGCATCAGATGGTGGTGGTGGACTAGGATATGCAGTTGGAAACACCCTAACTCTTGCTGGTGCTTTGGTTGGTGGTGCCGATATTACTCTAACCGTAGATGAAGTAACTGTATCAACTCTACTTCCTGTATATAAAGTAGAGTCAACTGGTGGAAATATTGACAATGTTACCATCCTTGCTGGTGGTATTGCCGCAGCTGCTGTTCTTCAAAAAGATGGAACCAACAATACATACACAGTTGCTACCGCTACTGCAGACTCGAATGGATTCTTTTTGAATGGAGACTTTGCACCAGAGTTTACTATTTACGAAGGTAACACATATGTCTTTGACTATGCTTCTATTGTAGAAGAATATGACTTTGCTCTATCTGAATCTCCAGATGGATCTAATACCACAGTTACTGGTATTACTTCAGTTGCAACGCTAGGAAGCACTACTCTTACACTATCCAGCGTAGCGGGTATCATTCCAGGGATGGCAGTTTCAGTTACTGCTGGTGATGGAGCATTCCCAATTGGAACAGTAGTTGAATCTATTAACGGAAACGATATTACTGTATCTGCTAACCCATCACTAGGTGGCGCTGTAACACTAACATTCACTGGATCATCATTCCTACAAGGCGTCACGACAGTCAATGGTGTTTTGACTCTTAGTGTAAATGCAAATACTCCAGATCTATATTACTTCTCACCACTCAACCCTGGATTTGGTGGTAACGCTCTTCTAACATTTGATGCAAACAATCCAAAAGTATTCGGTGATGGAGCAGAATTCACAGTAACTAGTGTTCTCACCGAAGATCTAATCAAGGGAGAAGTAGCATCAGGAAATCTGATAGCAGAAAGTGCAAGTATTACTACTGATCTTAGTGCTGTAAACCTTACTGCATCAGAATCAGTAACTGCGTTAACAGCAACACTAACTACCCTGAACGCAACGAACATTCAAGGTAGTATTATTAGTTTGTCATCTTCTCAGACTAATATCAATTCTGTTTTCAACTTTGGAAATGGTCAACTGACAATTGAATCTGCAACTGGAGATTTTACAACTGCAGGAGAACTCAAAACAACTGGTCAACTGAATGTAAATGATTCTCTGCTTGTAAATTCAAATGTAATAAGTGCAGCTGCTGGTCTTGATATTGAATTTGCGCCACCAGTAAACCAAGTTGCAAAGGTTGATGCATCAACAGCATTTGGTATTGCTGCTGGTTCTGAAGCAGATAAACCTGTTACTGCATACAATGGTTACATCAGATTCAATACTGATAGTAATCAGTATGAAGGATATAGTGAAACAAATAGTTCTTGGTCTTCTCTTGGTGGTGTTCGTGACCTTGATGGAAACACTACTATTCTTGCTGAAGAAACTGTAGGTGCTGATGATAACACTCTATGGTTTATTCAAGACGGCACAAATACTCTCAAGTTTACTCCAAACTATGTTGAGTTTATCAATGTCAAGAAACTAAGATCACTAAATGTTAATGCTCCTGCCTTTGAAGAATGGAGAGCAAATACTAGTGTAGATGTTGGTGATTACCTGAAGTATAATAACGATGTTTATGAAGTTACTGGAGCAGGAACGACAGCAACATCTGGAAACGAACCAAATGACACTAGTGGCAATCCATTTACTAATGGAAGTGCGACTCTTGTATACAACACAACTGCTGTTGCTCCAATTACTATTGAAGAAACTTCAGAATTCAGAATTGCTCCACAAGGAGGAACTGATTTTGTAGTTAATGGAGAACTGAGACTCTCTGGCAATAAATTCTCGTCAGATATTTCTGATATCGAAATTGCACCAAACTCTGGTCAAAAGGTATTCATCAACGCAACAACATCTCTTGTAATTCCTGTTGGCGATAACAATTCTAAGGGAACTCCTGCTCAAGGTTCTATTAGATACAACACTGACGATACTACATTTGAAGGATACGATGGTGTTCAGTGGGGTTCTCTAGGAGGAGTTAAGGATATTGATGGAGACACTCTAATCAAACCAGAGAGTGTTCCAAACGCTGACGAAGATACTCTATTCTTCGTTAATGCAAATGCTGAGTCTATGAGACTCACTACAACCGAACTACAATTTGATGCTGTAAGCACTATTACCTCTCAGACATCAAATAGTTTGACTATTACTGCAGGAAGTTTGTTCTTGGGTAATAATGTAGATACAACATTAGACAATACATCATCAACTTCAACTTTCCTACATACATCTAAAGAATTCTTTGACATCGGTCTATCTGTTGGTCTAAATGTAGATCCTCTGTTGAGACTAAATGATAATGGTGATATTCTTTATAACCTAGGATTCGGAACAGGAACATTTAGTGGAGTAACTCTACTAGATACAGATCTGAGATCATTTGAACTAGCACATACTAGACAGTTTACTACCAAATTTGATCTGACCAAAGGAACGATTGATCAAGGTGCAGCAATTCTATATAATCCAACTACTGATGAAGCTGCAAAAGTTACTATTACTGCATACAATTCAAACAGCACACATAAAGAGGTTCTTGAATTCACTGTTATAGATAGAGGATCTGATATCTTCTACACAGAAATTGGTAATATCAAAACTGGTCAAGAAATTATTAGTGCTGAGTTTGACTTTAACGCTAGCGGTGAGGTTCGCGTTACCACAACTCTAGATTCTGCTTTAAACAATAACAACTTGGTCAATGTAACTGTGGTTTCGCAAATCATCAAAAAATAAGGGGTAGGCAATGGCAAACAATTTAGAAAATTTTGATTCCGTTGGAGGATTTTCTGTAGCAAATACAGAAATGATCAATGAGTTGAAAGATGTAAAGAACGTCAACTCATTAGAACTGAAAAATTCTTTCTATGCTAGCGATAGCAGTGCTTCTCATTATATTCTGAGAGGTTTGAATACTTCTATTCTTTCTGTTGATAATGTCAATACTCTAATTGAATTACCAAACAATACTATTAATTTTATTGAGGCGCATGTCATCGGTGTAAATGATACTGGCGCTGGGCACGTATCATTGAAATTGGATGCTGTAGTTTCTGTTGATTCTGCTGGAGCTAAAACATCATTCTCCACAATGGAAACTATCATCGAAGATAGTATTCCAACAGATCAAACATGGACTATTGAACCTTTCACTGGCGGTGCTGCAAACAGATTTAGTTTTCAGACTACAAGGATTGGAACTACTCAGAATATCAAATGGATTGCATACGTTAAAGTGGTAAGTATTGCCTGGCAGTGATGCTAAATAGATAAGAGAATAAAATCATCAGCAGGTTGCGTAGAAGATGAGCTTTAAGTTTAATTCTGACAGGGAACAAATCAGAGCAATCTCTCCTTCTCTTATCGGAGACAACGAACTCACTATTAGAGGTGGGGTTGGATCTAATGAGAGGGAGATCCTTAGAACGCTACTTGACCCAGGAACCAGTCTACCTCGCGTTGGTATCAACCGAACTGGTCAAAGAATTGATACTATTACTGTAACCAACCCAGGTGGAGGTTACACTGATATCCCGACAGTCACTGTTGCGCCTCCTCCTGCTGGTGGTCTTCAAGCGTTTGCGTCTGCTCAGATTTCTGAAGGTAGACTTGTTGGTGTTGTTATTGATAATCCTGGTGCTGGTTATACAGATGCTCCTGCTGTAAGTATCAGTGGCGGAAATGGTGTAGGTGCTGCTGCAACTGCATTCCTAGACACCGTTGACTTTGAACTTGACATTAACGGTGCTATTAGAACATCCACGTCTATCATTTCTGATACGGCGAGAATTCTAA